GGAACCTGAACCGGTCTTAACCACTTGGACATGGGGGTCTTTTCGGTCACTCATTTGGTTCCAATTGACGCCGGGACTGACGACATAAGTGGAACCGGACACATCCACAACCCTGTAGTCTAAATTTGGACGCTCATATACATTCAAAGCACCTAAATTCATTGTAAATAGTGATGTTGGAACACGAACTGTATTTTGGATAATCTTTTGTCTCTGATATTGCGAGGCAGGGTCATTCGCAGTCAAATTATTGTTACAGCCTCTACATCTGTATTCCAATGAATTTTTGTTTACTCCAGTAGCAGCATTAAAACTGTTTGAAAGTGATGATTGTTGGAACATTTATATATAGTATATACTATAAATATTCAAATTATAAAATTGAATTTATAGAGATGCTTAACTAAGATGTAATAAAATAAACAAAATGGAACCTGCTTTATCTATAAACACCGTAAATAAATACTGTTGCTCAGTATGTAAGAAGAGTTATACACGAAAATCCTCATTGGACAAGCACAAAATCTTGTGTGATTTCAAGTCCAAATCAAAACAGGAGAATCAAGTAGATGAAGAAGAATTGGGAGATACGCCGACACATGAACAACTTGTCAAAATTGTCCAAGAATTAACATTCAAATATGTAAAGCTAGAGGAGAAGATGGAGCATTTACAGAAATGGGTCAACCAAAAGAAGCAGAAAATCAAAGTAATCGACTGGTTGAATGAGCATGTTGTCAGCACAATCGGTTTCAAAGAGTGGATAAATGATATCCAAGTATTACCGGACCACGCGATTTCATTGTTTGAAAACAGCATATTCCAAGCATTCCAACTCATAATCGAGTATAATTGTGCCCAAAATACCGAATTTGTGTATCCAATCAAGTGCTTCTCTCAGAAAACAAATATATTTTATGTTTGTGAAAAGACGCCGGAGAACAAATGTGTATGGGAACAAGTGTCAACCGATGTTGTATTAGTATTTTTAAGGAAAATTCAGAATAAATTAATTGGTGAACTAACAAAATGGAAATTGGCAAATAAAGCGCAAATCGACGGCAATGATAAAATGTCGGACCAGTTTAATAAGGCAGTTATTAAGTTGATGAGTGTCAACTTTACAACACAAGATGTTGGAGCAAGCAGATTGCGCAACAGTTTATACACGTTTTTAAAAACAGATTTGAAGAATTTAATCGAATACGAGTTTGAACTCTAATATAAAGTGAAAGTGGTTAAGAGACAATGGTGTTTATTCATCTTCATTGCGCTCGCTAAAATAGTTCATAATGTCATCTAGGAGCTCCTGCGGGCAATTACGCGACGGAATTATCAGTCCTTTTTCGTCGGTTGTAATGTGGTCCAATGGGTCAAAATTATGCTTTATAAGGATTTCCCAGCGCTCTGTATATTTCCTGTTTTTTTTCGAGCCATGGAAATAATGGCGAATAACTCCAGGCACATATCCAATGCGTAAATTGGCACATCTTGCCTGGAAATCCGAAATGGTCTGCTTGTAGCCTTCTGTCGACAATTCATTGACCGCTTTAAGTCCCTTGTTGATAAACGAGAGCGCCATAATATTGTCACCTGAACCAAGCACTGCGACTTCAAATAGTCCATTCATTTTCTCATATGCCTTTCGAGTACACGCATAAGCATAACCCGGATGCCAATAATTCTCACCTTGTCCTGAATATTTGTTCTTTTTTGCGTATTGGTATCCGAAACTATTGAAAACCTTCATAGTGAGCTTTTCCTTGTCCATATCCACACAATGGCTAAAAACCTGGACAACATCTTTACAGCCGTTTAGCACTTTCAAAGTGTCTAATGCCCAAGTTGCGTTTTCAAATTCCACGTCAGCATCAATCCACGCAAAAGCTTTCCATTTTTTCGGCAACAAATACTTGACACCTAAGTTAATCATGTTTTCTTTGTGCCACAGTGGCGCTGTTTGAGTTCTGATTTGGAGATGCTTCTTGTTGCCCTTTTCAGTGATATAAAATTGCTGGTTATTGTAGGCGAGTTCGACAATATAGAGTTCAACATTTGACTCTTCCAATTCCATTCTTCTAACAAACTCTCTTGCTAAAAGATACCGGGTTCCATATTGACACGGATTTGAAACAACAATAATCACATTTAGTTTTTCTTCAATGGGTTCATTGTTACAAATAGCCGCCTTAATTTCGTTTTCACAATATTTAATATCGTCGATTTCAATGTTGTTTATCACTGTCATTTTTATATAATATAAAATTCGAATATTTATATCATATTTTAACTAATTTAACTAATTTAAAAGGTGGATTTTTATACAGAAGGGAAGCTCGGCTGCATCGCGATGCCACAAACTCCTTTATCATTTGTGCTGTCAGAACGAGCAATCTTTACATAACCTTGGTCTCCCCAAGAAGTAGACCACGAGTTCTTAACTAACCAATACTTCTGTCCATTTTCCGCACCATAACCGACGATTAAAACTCCATGGTCCAAATTTTGGCCACAGGCAGAGCTAGTTAAAACACCGGATGAGTAAGATTGGAAATATACGGTATCAGCCTCAATCGCAATAGAAACTGGTTGTTGCGCAACAGCAGCCTTCAAAGAGAGCTGGTCATTGGCCTTCACATCGGAGCAACTAGAGAAATGATCGACGGCACTACACGTATGGCATGTTCCATCGGTCTTGGTAACACCTGAAGTATAAGGATAAGCAGCCTCGGTACACATACCATTATCAATGGCATATTTGAAGGCACCGTCCATTTGACCACCGTTGCATCCCATGCTGCCATATTTGAGGCCAGCGCAGTCGACCAACTCTTGCTCGGATAAGCTGACAAGGGAGCCCTTGGAAATAGACCAAGCACCCTCCATCGCACCGGAAGCAGAGAAAGTCCAACACGAACCACATTGTCCTTGGTCCTTAACCGGAGTGACGGCATTGTGAAGACGCCAGTCAACCGTCTCGGGAGCGCCGGAAGCACTGCTACTGAATGACTTGCAACCAGTTGCTTGTAAAGGAGCAGCCTTTAATCCGGAAACATAAGTGGCCTTGAATTCAGTGTGTGTCAAATCAGTAAACTGATTAATTCCCATGGTGAAATTCTGAGAAAGGTCGCTATTGTGCTGTCTAATGGCGCGAAAATTCTCTCTAAAAACGGCAAAACGCTCCTCCATTTCTTGAAGGGTAGAATATTTCTTGCTAAATCTTTCTTGGAAGTTTGTGAATTCCTTCCATTCAAAAACCTGGTCGCCAACAACGGCAGACAAATCTGAGTTTCCTCTAAGATTAGATTGCGAAAAAACAGTGGCAACAAAGGTAAGCAAAAGAACGTATTGCATCATATTATATATACTAAACAAAAAATCTTTAATATTCTTTTTTTATAATAAAAATGTTTTATATAAATTCAAAAAAAGAATGTTTTATATAAAATTTAAAAAAAACATAAAAGTTAATTGGCCGCTTTAACATATACAGGACTCTGTAATAATGTATATTGATTACAATCGGGGTCAGGATCTACTTGTGTGTCACATTTACCAGTAGAATTATTCCAGGTACAACCATTTTGTATACAAAGTGCCTTTGAAGTATTTGACGCACATATATTGGTTGGAGTTTTAGCCTCACATTTTCCAGTAGATGAATTCCATGAACAGCCATTTAATATACATTCCCATTTACCTGTAAATTTCATACATCCATTATTCGGTGCTGGTGTCGGTGTATCGCAATTTCTTGAATACCCATCATCTTTAAATGCGCTACACTTAGGACTTCCGGGTATCGGAGTTGAATTCCAATAACATAGATTAGAAGTATTTTGTATTTGCGCATTTATACAAGCGGAACAACTAGACGACGCATCGCGGCATTGCGTATATAAAGAACTATCGCTAGTTTTTGTTAATGTTATTAATCCCTCAACAACAGAATTAAAATTAAAACTAATTATTACAATTACAAAAAAAATTAACAACACGATTTTCATATTATTAGAAAATTTAAACATTGAATTTGTTTTATATAATAAATTATTATTTTAAAAATTTCACATTTGTTTTTTTAAAAATAATAAAAATAAAATATTTTTTAAAATAATAATTTATATAAACTAGTTATGTTTTTAGAAATGCTACATTATTTAATCGGATTGTTTTTTGTTAGTTTGTTAATTTGTTTATTAATAAAAACAAATATTTATTTTAGTAGAAACAACAAATCATTAACTCCGCAAACAATCACTGAACAGTTTTTACACAAAAGAAATTAAATGTGTTTTCTTTTTTACTTTTTTTTCATTTTTTTTCATTTTTTTTCATTTTTTTCAATTTAAAAAATTGAAATTATTTTTATTTAAAAAGAAATGAGATATAAGTTATTAAAAAGTGTAATCAATTTCAATTTCAATTAAAATTCAATTAAGTTTCAATTAAAAAAAAATGTCAGTATTTCAATTAACTGTGGACAATAAAGTCATCAACATTAGCATTAATATTGCCGATTTGTTAACGCACGGCTCGATCAATATCAGTTTAAATCAGTCATCTATTTCTCCTTCAGTGATAACTGAGTTGCCGCCTATACAAGTGGCCGTAGCCGAAGCACAGGTAATCGACGACATAAGCAATGTCACTTTCAGAAAGGTTAAAACCCAAAAACTAAAACAAAAACCTAAAACATTACTCATTATTGAAGACGATGAGCCCATTCAAAATGAGGTTGTAAAGGAAAAAACTAAAAAATACGTTACTCACAAATATGAGAAGGATGAAGCAGGGCTTCTAAAATGCCCTTACTGCGACTGTAAGAAGAAAAATTTGAGCACGATTTCGATGCACGTCGCGGCAAATCATGCGTCTGAAATGGGAAAAGACGTGAACCCCCATAAATGCGAACATCCTGGCTGCGGTAAGACCTTTCCCATTAAGACCCGTCTACAACATCATATCAATAACCATCACAAAATAGATAGTTTGTGCTGCCCATTCCCTGATTGCGGCTACTCGGATTCCAAGAATAAGGCAACATTGTATACCCATTACGTGCGCAGACACATGAATTACGAGACGATGTGTCGAGGAACTGTTTGTAATACTTGTGGTTCAGATAAGAACACTGGTATTATTTATCATTTAGCCACTTGCCATCAGTCGTCGCCGTTTTGTAAAGCTGTAAATACTAACTGAATTTGCTGTATGTATTTTATAACTCTGTATGTATTTTATAACCCTGTATATATTTTATAACCCTGTATATATTTTATAACCCTGTATTTTATATAAAAAAAACATTAATTAATTAAACGTTTTTTTCATGTTATAATCCCGAAAATCAAATATATTTCATAATTATATTGAAATCATGAAATATCTTGGTGGAAAACAACGCTTAGGCAAACACATTGCGCCTATTTTGAAAGACATTTGGGCTACATACGAAAGCTTTTTTTCAACGTCTTTGGAAGCCTATTTAGAGCCTTTTTGCGGTTCACTTGGTGTTTTAAAGAATATGTCGGATGTAACAGGTGTCTCCATTTTAGCAAATGATTATCATCCCGATTTAATTCAAATGTGGAATGAAGTCAAGGCTGGCACATTTGTGTGTCCTGAAAGTGTATCAGAAGAGGAATACAATGCGGCGAAACTGTTACCAAGTCCAAGTGCGTTAAAATCATTCATTGGGTTCGGAATGAGTTTTGGTGGCCGTTTTTTTGGTGCTTATTCGCAGAAATATTTAAATGATAAACCTGAGGATTTCTGTAAGGAAATGACAAATAGTTTGAAGCGGATACGACCTGTAATTCAAAACGTGACATTTTCAAATAAAGAATATCAGGAGCTAACACCGGAAAACATGTTTGTTTATTGTGACCCGCCTTATGCGTTTAATAAGTATCCGATTAAATACAGAAGAGCGA